CCTAAAGTAGCCAGAATAATACAATAATTAGCTAGTTTAGGTTGTACGTTGAGTTCTAGAACACTTTTTCTTCTTCTTCTTCTTCTTCTTCTTTTCTTGTCTAATAATAATGTTATAAAGGGTGTTCTCTATGTTGGTATGGAGAGATAAAAAATGGGTAAATTCGGAAGAACCTTCACTATAGATATGGAGGTATTGAACTGGCTAGAACAACACGGTAAAGAGCATAATATGAAAGTGTCATATATTGTTAATGCAATCTTGAGTACGTCGATGCGACAATCTCAGTCTTGGCAGTGTTCAGTATGTGACACGTTTAATAGCAATGAGAACCAAACTTGTTATCAACTGACTGACGGTGTCTTTTGTAAAGGGGTAAAATCATAATGTCATATCAGAAAGAAGCTATACTAAGGTGCAAAAGGTGTGATCATGAATGGACAATTTACCATATACCTGGTAATCAATATCCATGTCCAGTATGCGAAGGTTACAAACCAAGTAGTTAAATAGGTAATTCCCCTAAGAGGGGCATGGTTAGACGTCGGGGCAGAGCAAGAAGGAAACCTTCTCGCCAATTCGGAATTAATGTAATAGAAACTGGGGCTGCTTTAGCTCTTTTAACACAGACCAATGCAGGTTCAGCAGCAAAGTCTTTCGTAGCTGGTAATCTTAATGACGGATTAACAACTTTATCAAGTGCAGCACTAAAAAATAAACAAGCTATAACCAAAACCCTGATAGGGGCATTCTTGGCTAAAGCTGCAGTACGTTCCTTTTCCCGAGGTTCACCCGTTTTGGCGTCCTTGGGGCCTATAAAAATTCGCGCTATGACACCAGTCAAAGACGCGTTTGGAGGATAAAATACCTATGTCAATTGTCGTAACACGTACGAGTTCCGCCTTGAGCGCGACCACCAGTTTCCAAAGCATGACCAGTCAGTTTGCATCATCGGGGCTCAGTCTCGTAGTGCCTACTGGAGTATCGCAGATTTCTTCTATATCAATGGGAGTCAGTGGTGTCGCAACTGGTGCAGATTTCTGTACAGGTTACAAAATAACTGGTACGGCGCTTCAAGAGGGTGATGCAACCTTTATGGGACCTGCAATTAGTCAGGCTGCAAGTAGCGGTACTGGAGTAGCAAACTGCGTAGTTCAAGAAAAGACCGCCCTGGGTGTAACATCTGGTAATACTTTGGACCTACAGATTGCGGTAACAACCGCAGCCACGATTGACGCCAGTATTACAATCCAGTTTGAGTAAAATTTATCAATGCCTGAAGGCGTTGGTTATGGACCGCAAGATACAGCCTCAGTTGGTTTAACTCTTAATATAATTGGAGATCATGCTTATGCTTATTCTGGTGCAATAGTAGCAGCAGCAGGAGCAGGAGTAGATTTTCTTGATTTCACCACAGGCAATTATTATGTTGTTGCTCGGGTTCAGTGGTTTTATCTTGCAGCAGCTAGTAACGATGTAAATTACCGACATTATCTAAATGAGATTCAAATTATAAATTACTTAGTGTCTGACAGTCCTGGTAACAGCGAACCCGATAATTATGTACAAATAGTAATTCCCCCCTTTACTCGGTTTCGAACTAATGCTCAAGGATCGCAGCAGCAAATGTGCGTTTTGACTGGCAGGATATACGGGAAAATTAAATAATGACACTTTCGACGGGGCCGAGTCTTAACTTCTTTGGGGATCATATGTTTGCCTGGAGTGGTTCAGAATCATTAACCGCAGGTGGCACTACCTTACTGGACTTTATCTCTCCAAATAGGTTTTACACTGTAGTCACAAACGTATCGTTCGATTATAGTGGCTGTTCTGCTGGTGATGTGTTGTCCTGGACCGTACAGGGCAACCAAGAAGCGCTTCACGTTAGCAAATTTATTATCATAGATGCTGGACTCGGGCCCCAATTCCCAAACTTATACTATACTATACCGCCCAATACAGGGATGAAAGTCCTAGCACAAGGGCCTACTGGATCAATGACGGTTGTTCTTGAAGGCAAAGAGGTGCAGTAATGCCGAAGTATTGTCCTGAATGCGGTTCACCTCGTTACCCTGATGACCCAGATAGTCCTATGGGCCGTATGAAGATACGTGAAGATATTGCAGCGCACGTATATGGGAACCCAAAACCAAAACGTAAGCGCAAACTGTCAGCCTGGAATAAATACGTTAAAGCCAATTCCAAGAAGCCACGCTTCCGATATCGTAACGGTAAACTGAATCTTAAGAAAATGGCAGTAGCGTTCAGGAAAACCCCTGCAGGGAAGAAAAAGAGGCGCTAAATGCCTTATGCATTAATTCCCGATGGTTATACCCTCAAGAAAGTTAACAAGGGTGAACTGGAGGCGGTTAATCGCCACAATAGGTCCCTGGCTATCAGACGTTTCACAGGTTCACAAAACAGTAGTGTGATTTTTTTGGTTGCGGCTGCGGTCGGTCTTTCGTTTTTGTTAAAACAAATTAAGATACCTGGCTTTGATGTGCTTGGTTCATTCGCTCAATCTTTTCCACAGTTATCAGCCGCATTAGGCGTTGAACGAGAACTAACAGCCGCACAGGCCACTACAATTAGAAGTTGGTTCAAAGAAGGCGCTGGTCCCGACGAATCTGGATTCTTGCAGCGAATATTTCCAACGCCTGAGGAAAAAGCAGCAAAGAAAGCAGAAGAAGAAAAAGCTGAAAGGTATAGGACGTTGCTTGGAGTATGAATTTAGGCGCTATAATTGCATTGTTGAAATTGGCACAGGATGCCGAGATAACTATACCTGCTTTCAAAAGTATTGTAGTACGTCCGACCTACGGGAAGGAAACCGCATTGACAAGGGCTGAAGAAGGTCTTGGTCTGTAAGTGGTTATTTCAGCATTAGAACTATTGTTTTACTTTATCGCCTGGAGTTTATTTTATTTTGGAATAAGTCATTATATCGCCAAATTATCAAAAGATAAATGGGTTGAATGGGCGAAATCATCCGAGAGTGATGAGGATCTCTTAATTATCCTTGAACCTATCGTTGATGAGATTGAAGAACGGACCCACGGAATGCTTGAGACTTTCCAATCTTCTTTTTTTGGTTCCCTGGGCGCAGCATCTAAAAAAATGGACGAGGCTACAGGCCAAAGTACAATTAATGCAATAACAAAAGATAACCCCATTATGGGGCTGGTAGCGGAGATGTTAATGAAAAGAAGCGGCTTACAAGGGCTACTAAACACCACAAAACAGCCCGAAGTAGGGGTAAAACAGCCCCAAAATAGAGTTAAATTAGGCCTAAAGTAGCCAGAATAATACAATAATTAGCTAGTTTAGGTTGTACGTTGAGTTCTAGAACACTTTTTCTTCTTCTTCTTCTTCTTCTTCTTTTCTTGTCTAATAATAATGTTATAAAGGGTGTTCTCTATGTTGGTATGGAG